TCGCGTTAACTTTACAGATGCAGTCAATACTTCACACATTAGATGAACTATCGCACGAAGTAATTTATAAACGTGAGTTTAAACAACGTTGCGAGAACTTTTATACGTGGATTGAAAAGATAGTTGAGAATGTAAGCGAACAACTACCAGCAGATTCAGCACAAAAATGGGTTGAAATTGTTAATGAAATTGATAAAATTGTTCAAAAGATTCAATTGTTTGAAGATGAAAAGTAGTTAGTATATTGTATATTTGCATTGTTCGTGCCGGAACGTGAAAAAATTTAGTTTAGCTCTTATCCGATAGGTCGGCACAACCTTGACGATAGGGGCTTTTTTATTTACTTAATTATTTTAATATTATGAATTATTATTTAACAGATTTAAATGACACAAAACTTGAAATCACACACGATGATAAACAAAATTTAATTCAATTATCAATTGTAGATTACGATACTGGAATAACAACTTGTTATTATTTAACTAAAAAACAAGCGTTTCAATTAAAAGGAGTATTGCATCACATTGAAAAAGATATGAAGTAATGAGTGGATGGATTAAATTACACAGACAAATAACAGATTGGGAGTGGTACGATGACCATAATACTTTTAGGTTGTTTATGCACTTGCTTTTAAAAGCTAATCACAAAGAACGTAGTTATAGAGGTGTTAAAATTGAAGTTGGTTGCGTAATGACTGGTAGAGAATTGCTATCTAAAGAAACTGGTTTATCAGTTCAGCAAATTAGAACGTGTTTAGAACGTCTAAAATCAACCAACGAAATAACCATCAAATCAAATAAGCAAGGTACTATAATTCAAGTGGTTAAGTATAAAGATTATCAAGTAACAACCAACGAGTCAACCACGAATCAACCAACAAGTAACCAACAAGTAACCACTAACAAGAATGTAAAGAAAGAAAAGAATGATAATACTATACCATCACTTGAGGAATTTATGGCTTATGGCTTATCTAAACTTGAAGATGTTTCACACGATGCTTTAAAGTTAAAATATGAGGTTTGGTTAGCTAACGATTGGTCAATTACAAGAGACAATATATCTAAACCTATTTTAAGATGGAAGACTACACTTTTAAATACTTTAGTATATTTGCCTAAACAACCTAAACAACAAAAAAAAGAATTTGTGTTTAGAAATGGCGAAGGAATGACTCAAGAAGAATTGAATCAGTACGCAAAAGATTTAGTAGCATATAGACTCACTCAAATAGCAGAAAATGAATAACGTATTTGAATACCAAGAAATAGAAAACTCTATATTTGAGCATTACAAAAGCGGTGGTGGTAAAACTTTTTATTTAGGGTTTCCAAACTTAGCAAAGCACTACTCAATAATGGAAGGAAGTAGAACAGATTGGACTGGTTATCCTGGAAGTGGTAAAACAGAACTACTACTTGAATGTTTAGTTAACACTTCTGAATGGTACGGACATAAACACTTAATTCATATGCCAGATGCTGGAAGCACATCCGAAGTAATCGCTAAGATAATGCATAAAATGAGTGGTAAGCAGTTCAAAGAGTTCTACTACAATGCACAAGGCGAAAAAGTTAAGATTGAAAACAGACTTACTGAATTAGAAATTACACGTTTATTGCCTAAAGTTTTGGATAAGTTTATAATTTACAAGCCACAAGGAAAAGCAAGTAAAGCAATAACGCCAAAAGAATTGTGGCAATTCGGTGCGGATAACAAAAAAGAGTTAAATTTGTTCTCAGTAGTTATTGATAGTTGGAATTATATGAAGCACGAAGTAACAAGCGGAATGAGGTACGACCAATATTTAGAAGATGTTTTGAGTTTTGGGAACGATTTATGCGAAGCAAGTAAATTGCATTTTCATACAATTATACATCCTAAAAGCCCAGTTAAGATTAACGGAAAAGCACAGATTCCAGATATGCACGAATTAAAAGGCGGTTCTGAATGGGGTAACAATGGTAAAAGCATTATCATTGTACATCGAGATTTTGATAGTGTAGTTACAGAGATAAAAGTTAACAAAGCAAAGCCAGAAGTTATTGGAGTACGTGGTGTAACGAGTTTGATGTATAACGTAAAGACTGGAAAATTCAATGAAGATGGCAACATAGCAAAGCCATTAAAAGAAACGCATACGCAAATAGCAATACAACCGAATAATTCATTTGATAATTTACCATTTTGAAATGTATATAAATAACAAATTTAATTTAGGAGATATAGTATACCTAATAACAGATATAGACCAAAGAGCAAGAATAATAACTGGTATAAAAGTAAGAATGAATGATTTAGTTATATATGAATTAGCTTGTAATTGTGAAGAAACAAACCATTATGAGTTTGAGATTTCAAGCGAAAAAAACATTTTAATAACATTTTAAATAATAAGATATGAAAATAACAGATAAAATAACAATTACAAACGAGGATAATATGCTTTTAATGGCACGTTATCCTGATAACTATTTTGATTTAGCTATTGTAGACCCTCCTTATGGAATAAATATAAATGTTTCAATGGGTAGAAGAAAAGGAGATAAAAAAAGTGATTATCATAAATTTGCAGGAAACGATAGTTCAATTCCAAGTCAAGAATATTTTAACGAATTAAAAAGAGTTTCTAAAAATCAAATAGTTTGGGGTGGTAATTATATGACTGAATTTTTAATTCCATCTTCTTGTTGGTTGCTATGGGATAAAGGATTTTCTGAAGATGTAACATTTGCTCAGTTTGAAATGGCTTGGACTTCTTTTAATTCAAGTGCTAAAAAATATGATAAGCATCCAAATCAATTAAATAGAATACATCCTACGCAAAAACCTGTATCACTTTACAAATGGATTTTAGACAAATACGCAAAGCAAGGCGACAAAATACTTGACACGCATTTAGGCTCAGGTTCAATTGCAATAGCTTGCCACGATTACGGATTTGAACTTACTGGGTGTGAATTAGATAAAGAATATTACGACAAGGCAATACAACGAATTAAAAACCATACTAACCAACAAAAACTATTCTAATGACACCAAAAGAAAAAGCAAAAGACTTGTTTGATAAAATGTATAATTCAGGAGATTTAACAACATACGCAGCTAAAAAATGTGCTTTAAAAGCAGTTTATGAGGCACAACAATTGATTAAAGATTTAAGTTCTTGTAAATATAGGTTTATTTATATTGTAGACGAAATGAATTATTGGCACAAAGTAGAAAAAGAATTAAATAATATAATACTTTGAAACAGATAGCAATCATAGAAGCATCAATAACTTTTGAATCGTTAACGCAGTCTTTACAGATTTCAATAGACGATATCAAAAAAAAGAATGCACATCGTACAGATTTAATTGAGTCAATGCAAAAGCACTTTGATTTTCTGCAAGACGCACGAATTACTTTTAATATTTTAGTAGACGAAAATAAACAATACCAAACATTACTATACGCAGAACATAAAAAAGTAATGGAATTGACAAGAGAAGTAGAGCAGTTGAAAAAGATAAACGAAAACTTAACGAATGGAATATAAGACTTGTACAAAATGTAAAGTAAAAAAAGATTTTAATGAATTTAGTAAAAATAAATTTGGTATAAATGGTTTGTCTACACAATGTAAAAAATGCAGAAATGAATATTATTTAAACAATAAAGAAAATCATAATGCAAGAATGAATAAATGGAGAAAGGAAAATGTAGAATATCAAAAAGAATATTATAAAAAATATTATGAGGAAAATAAAGAAAAATTAAAATCATATAAAAAAGAATATGTGAAAGAAAAATTAAAAAATGATTCATTATTTAAATTTAAATATAGTATAAGAAGCTTAATTAAATCATCTTTTAAACGTGTGAATAATAAGTTTAAAAAAAATTCACAAACAGAAATAATTTTAGGATGTACAATTGATGAATTTATAAAGCATATTGAATCACAATTTACAAAAGGTATGACATTAGAGAATCACGGAGAATGGCATTTAGACCACATCATACCATTAGCAACTGCAGATACAGAAGAAGATGTTATTAAGCTATGCCACTATACTAATTATCAACCATTATGGGCAAAAGATAATTTAAGTAAATCAGATAAAATAATAGAAAAGCAATTAGTATTATTATGAAAAACGATTTTGAAAAGAAGTGCAAAGAATGTGACAATGTTTTTACACCTTACCGAACATTTGACAAGCTATGTTATGTTTGTACCAAGACAAAACAAGCGTTAAAAAATCTTGAAGCAATTAAAAAGACTACAAAGAAAAAACAACGTGAGGACTTGATGACATTACAAGACTACTTTAAGATTGCTCAACAACACTTCAACAGATATATTAACTTAAGAGATATGGGAAATGTATGTATATCGTGCCAAAAAAGAATAAACGGAGTAACACACGCATCGCATTACTATTCTGCAGGAACGCATACAAACGTAAGATTTGACGAAAACAACGTTCACTCAAGTTGCTACAAGTGTAATGTACAATTATCTGGTAATCTAATTGAATACGGAATACATTTAGAAAACAAGATAGGAGCAGATGAATTTACTATGCTACGTGAACGTGCATACGTTACAAGAAAGTTTACAAAGGATGAATTGAAAGAACTTG